GACATTGTTCAGCATCTGACCGCGGTCCCTTCTGACTCAGTGCTGTCTGTGTCCCCCACTTCCTACTCCTTACCCCCGGCGCCGGTCCTCACCGGTAATCCCGACCCTGTGTTTGATATTGAGGAACCTACTGACGACGTTCTTCGGGAGGCGACGGCCCCTAATGCTAACTCCACCTTCCAACACGTCCCAGACGGGTCACCGGGCACTCTGCATCACACTCGCGCCGACAAGCTTACCGACGCTATGGGCATGGCTAAACGCATCCGTGTCGGTGAACACTCCAGGCGTTGGACTTCGGCCGATGCCCGGCGTCTGTCCCAACTGCAGCGTGGTTTCAAGAAATTCTTTGACGTTCCTGCCTGGCATTCCGAGGGCTTCAACCCTGCCCTCCTTGAACGGTGTACCCAGGACAAGTTGGCTAGTTGGGCCTCCAAGCGCACAAAAAAAACCCTACTATACAGCGTCGCCAAGCAAAACCTCGACGCTCCCTACAATATGGTTCGCCTCTTCCCAAAAGGTCAGTACATTAAGAAACAAGAGAAGATGCGTAAGCACGCGTTCGCCAGCCAAACGGTTTCCGATTTCCACCTCGGCCGCATCTTTCGTGATGCCCCTTACGCCGTCTACTTGGAGACCCAGATTCTTAAGTACGCCTTCGACTCCACTTATCTCCACTGCCGCGCTTCCCCTGATGATGTTTCCCGGTGGTACCAGCGATGGTGGCGACCTGGCGTCATGACTGGCAACGATTATACTTCTTGGGACTCTGGCGTTGACCACGTCTTTATCGAGTTTGACATGTGGCTTATGCGCCTCAGTGGTTTCCCAGAGGAGTACATTCAACGCCTGCGTGAGGATCGTTACACCACCTTTTCTCATCTTGGCACTCACATGCCTCGTCAGGAGTCGGGTGATCGTTGGACATGGATTCTCAATACAGCCCGCAATTGCGCCCTTACTGGTGCTTCGCTTGATTGTCCTGCCCGCACCCCTGTTTGCGTTTCCGGTGACGATTCTGTCACCCTTGGGGCTTGGCGTCGCACCACGGGTTTTGTCCCGTCTCAGTGGTTGATGACCCCTAAGCGTGAGGAAGGTCGCCACATGACCTTTTGCGGTTTGATTTTCGGCGGCCCTGACGTGTCCTATGACAGCAAGGTGGTCCATTGGCGTGCCCGCTTTGGGCTGCAGCAGGGCCGGAACGATACTGATTATTGGCGCAGCATTCGCGACGCCATTTGTGAATCTGCGGACAAGTTAGGTGCCTCTGACACTCGCCTCGCCTCCGCCCGTTCCTGCTTGCGTCAGGCCATCCACTACTTTGACCTTGACCCTACACTTGATCTGCCCGACCCTCC